AATTGAATCCCCTATTATTATTGTTGTTGGGTAGGCTTTGTATTTACCTCAGGTCACTACGCCATCATCAAGCAGTGCATCTACTTGTGCTTGGGTATAGTAACGAGCGTCACCGCGAGCATCTGTGTGGTACTGAGTGTGGTCATCATCAGCCAGTCCAGTCAGTGCACCGTGGTCAGATGAACCTCCTCCACTTACGGTTGTCCACGACAGTGTTCCCGAACCGTTTGTAGTAAGGACCTGTCCACTGGTTCCATCTGCATTTGGGAATGTGTGTCCATCAATAACCACATTTCCTGATGCGCTTGGGTTAAGTGTAATGTTCCCATTGTTCGCTTTAAGCTCGATACCATTGCCGGTGGTTTCTTCAAGTATGGTTTTGTCCAAAGTCGTTGGACCATACATCTTGAGCGAACCAATACTACTTCCCTGGTTATAGAAATAATAACCCGCGATCTCATTATCAGCTGCGAGGTTGACCTGGAAACCACTATTGTGGCCAAGCGTGTTAACACGCTTTACAGCTTTGTTATATGTGAATGCTGTGCTTGCACCAAACACTCCACCATCGTTAAATTGAACTTCGGTAGTATTTCCTGCTGGTGTTCCACCTCCACCTCCAGAGCCAACAGCAGTCCAATCCGCTCCGTTGTAGTACTTCAGTTCGTTGGTTGTGGTGTCGTAAGTGATACCACCTTCAACTCCTGTAGGTAGAGAACCAGTAGCATAACTCGGAGCAATGAACATTGCTTCATTACCAAACAAGTGGAGCTGGCCCTTGTCTTTCAGGACAAAGTAGTTCTGGTTTGAGGTAGCATCGAAGTAACCAATGTGCACTTCATAGCCAGGAACGCCGTGACCACCACTTGAGGAGTAACCAATACCAGTAGCATACGTTCCTGTTTGAATGTACGGACCGATTGACGTTGAACCTGTATTTGCAAATCCATAAGAACCGATGCGAACAAAATCAGATGCGTAGTTTGTTTCTGCTAACTGACCTACTGGAGTGCTACCAATACGAACAGATCGAGCACCAGCACTTACACGCCCACCGATTGCGACACCATAGTCACCCTCATAGGTAGCGTTACCTACGTTCACATCACCTATAGCGATAGCATAATCTGAAGCACTTCCAGACCCAGATGGACCAACGATTGTGGCTCCACCTATACCTACGGAAAAGTCACCAATGGTATTTGCTGTGATGCCAACAGCTGATTCCCCAGACGCTCCACCTTGACCAATAGCCAAAGCTCCTGCTCCTGCCGCTGTGGCTCCAGTTCCGATTGCTTGTGCCGCCGCTCCGTCCGCACTTGCTGACTGACCGATGGAGAGTGTTGCACCATTGGCAACAGTTGGAGGTGTGGTTGGTGGATAAATTGACGAAGCGATCCTTGGATCACCTGCTTGTGATGTCCACACAGAGCCATCGAAGTAAAGGAAGTCGCCTTCAGATGGTGATGGGATACTTACATCAGACAACTCAGTGAGCTCATCCTGTGCTCCCAGTAGAGCGTCAACTTCACTTTCAGTGTAGTAGCGTGAATCCAGTTCTCCAGCAAGCAATGCTACTGTTGTAGAGTAAGCTCCGAGTAAGCCATCAACTTCACCTTCAGTGTAGTACCTTGCATCATGATTGTGCCCAACATCAGATTTTCCAGCCAGTGCCGAATCAACTTCAGTTATGGAGTATACTTCCTGCAATGCACCTTCAACATCTGTGCTTGTGTATCTTCCAGCAGCATCCACGATTGAATGATTTGCGGCACTAAGAACTGCTGCACCATTTGAGGTAAGAATTCCATCAAAGTTCCAGGTTGTCGCACTCTTATCATAACGACCAATTACTGAGCCGTCACTGCGGAAAACAATATCACCTGCTGATGATGTTGGGTAGTTGTCGCCATACAACCAAATGTTTGCACCAGCGGAACCTGAGGTAGTTGATTGCAAGCGAAGGATTTCATCACGAGCAGCACCTGGAACCGCAACGATGCGTGTGTACAAGTATTCGAAACCAACTGTGCTTGTTCCAAGATCGTAAGTATCGTCTGCACTTGGAACGATGTTCTGTGTATACAGATCACCAGTCATCGGAGCGCTTACGTTTCCACTGATAGGAACGAAAGTATCCGCTATCGGTACATTCTCCCATTTACCGCTTGTTGAGTTGTACTGAAGAATGTCATCATCGGAAGGAGTTGTGATATCTGTGTCCGACAAACCTGTAAGTGAAATAGCCGCAGCTGCTTTCTGAGCCCAGTGATAAGCTGAGTATTCATCAACCAAGTTCCCTTCTGGAACCAGTGAGTCCTCTGCATACTGAGCCCAGTGATAAGCTTCGAGGGCAGAATCGCTTGCGTTTGATTCAGAAGTCGCAGCATTGCCTTCAGAAACTAATGCAGCAGCAGCGCTTGCAGCAGCGTTTGTTTCGGATACACCTGCGTTTGTTTCAGCAGTCTCTGCATTCGTCTCAGCGGTTTCAGCGTTTGTTTCAGCCAACTCCGCAGCCGCCTGTGCGGCCTCAGCAGCTGCTTGTGCTGCGAGTGCTGCAGCCAGTGTAGAGGTTGCAGCTGTGTTCGCCCAAGATTTTGTGACAGCATCCTGATTGTTTACGGGGTCGCCAACATTGATGATGCGGTTACCACCAGCATCCCACTCGCCCGTTGCGTTGTCGATTTTCATCACACCTTGATCGAGTTCCTGAATTATCATTGTCTGATAATCCTGATCGTCGTCGAGCGTTTCTGCTCCAAGACTACCACCCTCGATGAAGTCGGTCGAACGAATTACATCCGTCTCGCGAACGATCTTAACGGCGACCCCACTTCCTGGGGCTACGTTAAATGTTACAGTTCCGCCAGCAGGGTTGCCAACGTCTGCAACGGTATATCCAGCAGATTGTGAAACTCCGTCAAGATAGACAGCAATCTGGTCCTCGCTTAGGACGTAGAATGTGTAGCTGAATACTTTTGTGCTGTTATTGCCGCTGTACTCATTTACGACTGTTTGATATGTTACAGGCATGGTTAAAATTCTCCTACGAGCTGCATCTGTTATTTATTTAAATTGACGCATAGTCCATCTCAGCCTCGACAGATCCGCTGCCATTTCTCCACGGCACGATGCTATCCTGCGTCAATGGGCACGAAATACGCCCGATTCTAATGGGTTCATTATCAATTGCACTCGCTGGTGCGTCGATAAAGTCATCATGTTCCTTCATCAGTCTTGGTGAAAATTCGCGCAGCTGTGTTGTGAATTTTGAGTCATACACTGATTTGTGAACGTGTAAGAAACCACCACTGAGTGGAGTTTCGAACGCCTCAATTATTTTGATCGCTTTGTTTTTTGATGTTGCGCGACCATCAACACCGATACCTTTCCCGCGAGTCTTCTCTAGCAGGATCTGCGGAACAAAAGCTCCAACACCATTCGTTTCAACTATCACAATCGGTACGTTGAAATCCTTTGCGTAGTCTGCAACCTGCTGGCATTGTTGATGCACATCACCTTCAATACTTAAAGTTCTGTGAATGTAAATGTGGCCCTCACCATCAGTGAAAACAATAGCAAGAACACTATCGTCACCCCGTGCCTTACTAAGCGACACGTCCCAAAACGATGATACGGACATCATCAGTTTTTCACCTATGATGGCAGACCACTGTCCGTTACCTACCCTGAACTCCACTTCGTCGTCATATACTTGCAGAAGTGTTGGATCGAGAATTGAATCCTCGATGTTCATTGGCATTAATTGATACTGTGAAAGAAACTCAGCTTTACTCTTCGAGCGCAACTGTCGTTGCTTGATCGTGTCTGGATTAAAGCGTTCAGGCCACCTCGACTCACCAGTAAGATAAGGAAACTCACCTTCTGGCTTAACGATCATTGGAAGCGTCAGTGATGTTGCACCAGCTTTAATGTTCTCAGGATAAATTGACTCAAACGTATGCGGCGTTCCAACAAACAATGTCTTGCCTGTTTGTGGTATCAGGATGTGAGTTGTTTCCGAAATACGCGCTCGCAATTGTTCTCGCATTTCAGATGAGTTACAGTTCTTTGGAACCTCGACATCGTCAAACACAACAAAGTCTGCACGAGCGGACGTAATGTTGGACATGATACCATGAGCAGCGACTGATGGGTTACGAGCATCTGTACTACCACGAACAAAGAAACGATCCTTCTGCCAAGTCCTTTCCTTACCTTTCAATCCCATCGCAAGTGGATGTCGCTTGATAATGTTCTGACAATCAGCCGTGATACGTTTGGCCGTTAAGTGGTCGGCAGACAGAACAAGGAATCGGAGTGTTGGATCTTTCACAAGCATGTACACGATCCACAGTGCGATGATTGTGGACTTACCTGCTCCACGGAAGATCTGCAGGACTGCAGTGTTCAGTTCCCAATCATCACTATGGTCAAGGAATTGAATAACCTCCCAATGAAGCGCTGGAACATCCCACTTCTGGACAGTTGCCCAAAGTGAAAAGAACAGTGCGAACGACAGGTCATCCTTTTCCAGTTGTACGTGTGTCATTTAGTATCCAATCGTTTTGGGTTTATCCCAGCCGCTTCCAATCGTTTCTTTGCATCTTCCAGCAGAGATACGTTTTCCTGATTTGCAATCATGTCCTGCTTGAGACCTTGTGCTTTCTCATCCTTCAATACTTCACGCAATTCACGCAATGAACGAATAACTGTAATTTCATCCTTGACGATGTTCAGTAGGTTCTTACGTTCCTGGTTGTTCTTATTGTCGTAACGAGCACCGCCCCACACAATGAACTGTGATGTGTCTTCAATCAGTCCATTCAGTAAGCCATCGATTGCTTTATCAACCTTTGCTGGCATCGAATCTACTTCAGTCAGTGCTTCTACCATTCTGTTGTGAATCGCATTCTTACCACCATGACTCGATTTTTTCTTTAAAACAGCCTTTTTCCTTGCTACATGAACTGCTTTGCGAGCAGCAAGTTGTTCCTTCAGAACCTGTGATGATTCTTCATTCGTAGGACGTCCACGTCCACGCTTCGTTGTTTCTTCTGTCATAATTGGTCTCCTAATGATTTAACTGCTGGCACAACACCGAACAGATTTTCGTATTGACTCATACCAGGTAATTCTTTCGGTTTCTTAACGCCAAGTGTATTTGCCACACCCATTTCTACTTCGTCAAATATACCGCGAAGCCAGAACAAGTTCTGGTATGGAAGCATTCGACGTATTTTTGAAATGTCTGCTCCAGACGCCTCACGACCACTTAACACTTCATAGAATGAAAGTACGTCCTCCAGTCCACCTGCTGTTGGTCCAAGAATTGCTTGCAACTTGTTACGAGAAGCAAAACGTTTTGCTCCTGTTCCACCAACCATTGCGTTGATTGATAAACGACCTCCTGACCATTTGTCAGATATGTTGTTCACCTCCCAAAGAACTGACAAAATACCTGAGCGGTCAATTGCGTCAGCAATTGTTACATCATCTGCGTCACGACCAGCAGCGTGTTCCTTAATCATTGATATTACATAACCCATACCAATCAACGCAGCACTACCAGTGTAGAATGATGCGTCGCGTGACTGTAGACCGCTAATCAAGGTTTGGTTGTGTGATGCAAACAAGAATGATTTGAATTGTGCAATAACCTTTGCCCAAGCATTATCCATGAACAGAGGTTGGTTTCCTGCTGTAGGTGTATTGATGATCATTTCTGAATGCTTGTTTGTTGCGTTAATCAAAAAGGTCTTAGCATCCAAGTCATCCCAGTAGTCAAGATTCGTTAGCCACAACTTACCGTCTTTGGTAGTACGACCCGCTGCAGTTAATGCATCCATTTGGTCTGCAATACGAATAGCCATGTCCTGATCAATACCAAGCATTGCCATGAATCGTTTGTCTTTGTTTCTAATATTTTTTCCCGCTTTCAACTTCTTCGCAACATCAATGATACGATCTGCTGTCATTACACCACTCAGTCGTTTCAAAGTGTCGTTGTGATACTGCATAATTGAAGCTTTACTGAATACATTTTCAGCCTGAGTCATTCCACGCTCGAATTTATTTCTACCTCTAACATCGTCGAACAGTTCTCCGTATTTCAACAAACGTGAATTTAATACGTGATCAAGACCAATGCTCATTTTGGACATTTCGTCCTTTGTCATGCTTCGTAGTGTTTTTGAACTCATCAACTTCAATGAGGTTCCAAGCGTTTTACCCACACCATGAACCATCATAGGGCGAGCAACGTCCGCCCATGATGTGAACCAAACCCCACCAAGTTTTGCCATGTACTGAACTTGGCGTAATGCTTTCAAGGTACGGGACGTTGTTCCGTTACGGTCCAGTCCTGTATCAATTCTTCCAAGCACACGATCACGAAGACGCTTAACCAACTCGATGTCTTTCTGCATTTTCTTTCTCAAACTATCAGCTTCAGACGGACGAACACGAATCAGTTCTTGGTACTCCTCCTCAATCATTTTAAGTTGGTCTTCCATATCTACACGACCGAATGAACTGATAAATTCAATGTTGCGAGCCATTTCGTTTGAATACTCCATACCGATGTGTTCGATATCATCAACCAAGTAGCGCTCAATCATTTCATCAGGTATGGTGAGTACACGTTCATGTAATGGTGAGGAAGGACTTTCACGAAGTCTTCCAGTTCTCGAAACTGACTCGCCCATAATTGTATGAACAGTATCTTCAGCTATCAGACGAGCAGTGTTTGCATCGATGTCTGGATTACTGTCAGCAAAATAACGTTCAAGTATTGTCGTGAATTGTTCACGTTCTTTTGAGATCAATGTCTTATCATAAGAACGCATCAGATACGACTGAATGTTTGTCTGTTCCATCGTTTCGCTTACAAGGTCATCAAATATCCCTCGTTCGATTGCAATGTTGTACAGACGGTCAAATACATTATCGCGGAATGATTTTGCAGTAGCTTTGATTTCTGGAATCGTATCCTCATCACCACGACGCATTGCAGCAGCCACGCGTTTCTTAAATTCTGGGTATGTTTTAACTTCACGGTCAGCCTTTGGAACTCGCTTAACGTAGTTCTTCCATTGTCCTTTAAGATCAGATAAAGACTGAGCAATGTGACGGTCGTGTGTACGAATACGCGTTTCGACAGACTGCTTTGTTGCAACCCAAGCATCGTTGGCCCATTTATAGAATGATGTGTCAATCATTGCTTCAGTTACCTGACGAACAACAGACGACTCAGATGTTCGACCACGAGCTTCTGGAGTGAAACCAACTTTCTTTATTGCCGCTTCACCTACCAGTTCATCAAGTTCTGGAGCCTGCATTTGAATTTCAAATTCCATCTGTGTTGGGTCAGGCGTACGTTCAACATCACGAATCGTGTCCAACTCATCAGCCAGACGGTCAAGTTTGCCACGCGACAGATAACCGACAGCACCACCAAGTATTCCTGATAATATTGTTGCTCCTGCGACATTCATTGCGCTTTCTTCCATCGTTCGATGAGGCTGAGCATTCTGCATAACTATTTCACGACCAACCTCAGTGACGCCTACAATTGCTGCTGCTTCAGCTGCGATACCACCTGTTCGTGCACCTTTGTATGCAAGCCCACCTACTGGAACAAGAACGGTTGGATCAAGAATACCAGCAGCCATTAACGATGCTGTTCCCCAACCACCTGCCTCTTCGATTGTCTTTCTGTTCTCACGACCAACATCCAATCGATGTTTAATCCATTGGGTTTCTTGTGGTGAATCTGAGTCAACAAATTCTTCCCAATGCTCTTCGTACCCACCAAGGTCTTGGTCGAATGCATTGTACTCATCCACCTTTTCATCAGGACGAGTCAAACCGATTAACGCGTTTGTGATTAAGTTCTCTTCCTGGAACGATGCTGTGTACAATTCACCAAACGTAGGTCCCTCAGCGTCCTCACGAGGTGCGATTGATTGAGGAACTGTTGGTGTTATTGCTTTCTGCTCATCAACAAGCCCTTCAAGGACTGAAGTTGTTTCACGAAGAAATGGCATTATTGATTCTCCAGCTCAGCTAATTTACGGCGTAGTTCTTCACCACGACGTGTTGGTCTACCCATTGCTTTTTCGAAGTTTTCCGCCGCTCGTAATTCTTCCATCAGTTTGCCTCGTGGACTATTACGTTCAATTTTAAGTTGGCGTTCCTGCTTTCCTTTCTCAAGCAGTTCATTTGTGTACTTCTGCTTGTCTGGGAACCAAACAATTGGTGTGTTATCAGCGTCACGAAGAACATCGATAGCGCCTTGCTTGGTGATGATTACGTGATAGTTTGGCTTACCAGCCAGTAGTGATTTTGGATTGACAGCAAGAACATAATCCCCTTCAACCAGACCTGTGCCTTCAAGGTCAGCCTGTAGTTGTCCACTGATTTGTTCTGACGTCATTTGGTATTCCATTTCAGGTGCATACTTCATCATACGATCTGAACCATCAGCACGAGTTCGATACCACAGACGAGCCATTTGCTTCTGTGTTGCCACTTTTGCAGCCTCAGCGTCCTGTGTGTACATCAGGTTGCTGGTGAATAGAGTTTCGTAGTCTGACTTCATTCCGCCTGGTATCTTCGTACCGCTAGTGTCGCCCCACAATTCAAAGTCATATGTGTCTTCAACCCAATCGGAGATGTCTTCATCAACTGTCTCCAAATGAACCTTTGCATTGTCTTTCAGGATCTTTCTTTCAACTTCAGTCATCTGTGATGAACGCTGTAAACGCTCACGTGCGTTCTTTGGTTCCATGCCAACATCAATCAACGCTGCGAATGCTTTTGTTCCATCAGTGAAGCTATCTGACAAGTACGGAGCGTTCGTAAGCAATGCGTTAATCTGGTTTGCGCCAATAACGTTTGCTTCATCATTCTCCAAACGAACAAGACCGTTCAGTTGTAACTGAACTTCTGTTGGAAGAATACCAACCTGAGAGATCTGTTCAATAACATTCATACCCTGTAATTCTGGAGGTAATTGTGCTATCAGTTCTTTCTTACTTGCCCACCAGCTGTCAATTGCCTTCTGGTGCGTCTTGCCAGTTCCTGCAAATGAACCTCCTGAAGCGATAATAGTGTCAACAAAGTGAATATCCTCGGCAGCCTTTGTCATTCCAGTTCGCTGGGAATCAATACGACGAATCAGTGTTGCTTTCTGTGAGTCAGAAATGTTTGCACGAAGGACATCGTTCTTACCTATCTGTCCAAGCTCAATACCAAGATCAAGTTGTCCGTAGATTTTTGTTTGTGCTTTCTTCAGTTCTTGTTCTTTCTCAACTTCCTCACGAGTGATGATTGTCTGTAGGTCTTCACGAATAACAGACAACTGTTCTTCGCCCACGATACCCATCAGAACAGAATCGAAATCATCAACCATCGCTCTTGCATCAGCAGGATTCGCCTGAGCCATTTCTTGAACAAACCCACGAATCGATTTCTCCAAGTACTCAGCCTTTGCAATCGATGCACCCTCAACACCACCATGCACAGCAATAAACTGTGGGGATGATGTCAGGTTGTTAATTTCTGTCATCGTTGCCTGTAACTTTTCTACATCACGTTCAGCACCTGCTCGTGCAGCACTATCAATGAACGTCATTGCTGACTTGTTATAACTATTCTTAACAGCGAGCATTCGGTCTTTTTCAATCTGACCAGCTCGGTATTCAATGTTTCTGCGTTTTGTAATATCGGTGAAGCCTTGCTCCACTCGTTTATCAGCAAGTGTCTTAAACTGGTAGTCACCACGGATGTCAATTTGAGCTTGTTCCAATCGCTTGGTGTATTCCTCAAGCTTCTGATCAGGATCGCGATACTGTTGGGCTTGTTCCTGCTCAAGCTGCAAACGAATTTCTGCTTCACGGTTATTGTAAGCATTCTTCATTTCATTCATACGAGCATCGTCTTCTGCTTCCTGCATTGCTCGTTCACGGGCTGCGATGTCGAAGAATGTATTACCTGCTTTCGTCAATGCGTTCGCAATAGCCATCTGACCACTGGAATCACCGAACGCTGTAACAGGTGCTTTCTTAATTTTCTGGACGCCTTCTACTTGTGCTCCGAAGTTACCTTCTGGAGTCTGAACGGCAGGACCCATGTGGCGTCCACGTGTTGTATCTGGAATGTCGATCTTCAGTGCCATTGTTAAGTCCTTTTAGTAGTCAGTCCTTTGTATGTGCTGTATGAACTTGCCACACCAGCAACACCTTGAATAAGTGCTGCAGTAGCTTGCATACCAGCTGCATGTCCTTGGTTCATACCTGAACGGAAGGCCATTTCGCCTTCATTCAGTTCTGTAAGCTGACCATCAATACCGTTGTATAATGTGACCAGTGCGTCACGTGCAGCGAGGTTGAATGAATCCTCCTGAACCGCACTTGCAGAGCCTTCACCAATCACCACACCCTGAGCAGCTTGTGCTACGCGTTGCTGACCACGAAGGCGCCGTGCTGATTCGAATACTCGATCGGCTTGTTGCTTTGAACTTTCACGAATCAACTCCGCGTTGTATTCGCTCATTTCCTTTTCATGATACGCTGATTGGTAGTAAGCAGCTTGCTGTGCACGTGCTGCATCTGCACCTTGCATTGCTCCCATTACGGAAGCACCAGCTCCTACTACTGCAGCGACTTCAAGTCCAGTACAGATAACTTTATCCCCCTAGCCAGCCTGTGAATTGAGGCAAGAGTTTGTTACTCTTACTGGCGTTGTCCTCAGCAAACAAAAGTTGCATATTATGTTCGCAGTGCAAACCACATACCGTTTCTCCATTTAAGGGGATAATGTGATCAACAACTACTTTCCTACCTGTTCGTTCCGATTCTTGTTTGGCGAATTTGTACCAAAGGTTTATATAGCCATCCTTCGCCCAACCTGGTTTTTGTAAATCTTTCATTTGGTTCTTTCGCTTCTTTGCTCGCTCAGCGTAAGCACCCTTGTTCGCCTCGTAATGTCTTTTAATCACGCGGCGCTGTATTTCTCGATACTTCTGCTCAGTGTCGCCTTCAAACCGTCTTTTGTATTGCGCCTTCATCATTTCAGGATTCTCATCCTTCCAACGTTGGACGCCAGCTTTCACTTTTTCTTTATTACGTTGGTAGTATCTGCGCCAAGCAGCTCTATCACGTTCAAGTTGCTCTTCTGTCTTACTCATTCCTTAATCTCCAGTTTCCACCATAGCGCGTGAACCCCATGTGGCCGAAAAGCTTCTCAACTCGTTCAGATTCAACACCTGTTGAGTTACCAATAATAACTTCATCCACCTTTATTTCTTCTGTAGCTACTCGCACGTATTCTTTTAACAGAACGTAACCAGCTCTCGAGTTACGAAATTCTGGATGAACGAACAAAGCAAAATCGAATGAGTATGTACTGGAACCAAAGTAGTGTTCAGCAGTACTTCCAATGAACCCACCAATCACACATCCATCTATTTCATAAACAAGCGCAATGCTCTTTGGATCACCAATCAAGTGGTACAACAGATGCGATAATTTATGCTCATCAAAATCATACTGAGCGAACTGACTTTCTTCATGCATCAGCTTGCCCAACGCAACCAGTGCTATTATGTCTTCGTATTTTGCTTTTCTTAAATTATTCATTAACATCGACCTTTAGGATTACACCCAATACCGTCCATGCCATTGGTAGTTCTTGTTGAATTATTAAGTTGTTTGGATACGTCCATCCTTGAACGTATATTTCTTTATCGCCTGTATAAGCAACTGGAGGTGCATCCAGTTGATCAAGCGGCATTTGTATTACTGGAACGTCCTCGCCGTTAACTTTAAGTCCGACCGTATCCTTCAAACGAACGACTGCACTTTTAATTGTCAGCTGCCGACCTTGTGCCGTTCCATCACTTAACGGAACGGATGGGTGAAGCATTTCAAGTGTGTTCGTGTATGGTAATCCAATTATAACTTCACTTACATTTCGTTGCAGTGTAACCTGTCCGCCAGTTACCGTTCTGTTCGGGTGCACTCGCCCATCAGCCACAATTGCGACTTCCTCACCCTCAAGGTGATCAAGACCAGCCCAGGTGTCCGTTGGTGTGCTGGTAGACGCCGCAAGAGCTGAATCAACATACTTACAGGGGCACAAGTGTTCGAGGTATTGTTTTGTGTTTCCATCGATCGTCCTTTCTATTACGAAGTACACAGTATCTGTTGAGCCTTCGGGAATGGCTGCAACATTTTTAAACAAACCGTCTTGTGTTCGATGTTTGGCCCACGCAGTGACTTCCTGGTCACGCATGTGTGTTAACGTTAATAGAACCCCATCATCACGAATTGCCCAAGCAAGGTAATCTGGGTCCTGAGCAAATGCTATATCGCCAATACCGTCAGCATCCCCTTCACGCGTAATGTGTTCTGCAAGAATTGTTACATCAGGAGCAACGTTCGCATCAAGTGTTACATCGAACGAAATAGCACGAAGCTTTTTCTTGTCACGCTGAACGAATAGCACTTCCTGACCAATACGAATTGGTTTTGTGTCGGTTGATCCATGCATCGTGTGACGACGTAGATCAACAGACGAAGGAGAAATACCTCCTGCTGCTCCTGCAAGTGTGAATTCGCCACCGTAGGTAAAAATCAATAGTTGTCGTGCTGATTCCAAGTGAATGATCTCATCGAAAGCGTTCGATGCAATCTGGAAATTAAGTCCATCATCAGCCAACGGTCCAACAGTAAAAGTAGCATAATCCCCTGCTGCACTACCCCATAATGATTGAGGGCGAGCATTGCTGCCTCCAAACCAAAGGCGTTGCGCGTGGAATGAAACAGCATTTGGATAGTTACCTGTAGACCATTGAACTGGAGGACGCCCCGAAGTTGTTCCAACAACATCCCATTCTTCACGAGTTTCAGATTTAACAGTACAAGTTATTGTCCATGTTTCTGCTGTAAGGTTGGTAGTGTTTACAGATACTGCGGTCAACGCACCTACAGGAGCATCGCCTCCCGAACCATTGAATGGTCCACCTGTAAAGAATCCACCAAGACCATCGGTGACTATCTCGTAGTAGTCACCAACCTCGTGTCCATCACCTGCTGCCACAATCTTAAAACGAATGTAGTCATTTTCAAAGTAAATGTCCGTTACAGCATCGTAAATGAAATCGAGGTTGCTGAATGCCCAGCTTGTATCAGAAGTTCTGATCAATTGCTTTGGTGGGTGGTTCGGGTGAGCGAAGAAAATAATATTACCTGCCTGTGCGTAACGAACTTCATTTAACTCTGAGTCTGAGTAAGGAATTGCAATGTTATAAGGGTTGCCACCAGAAAGGATGAATTCTTTATCCTTTACAACCTCCATTCTCCCACCGTTGAAGATCAGAAGGTATGATTGTTCTTTCGAGTATGTGAATGGAATCAACCGAACTGGTCTGGTTGAATCCCGTACTTCAGAGATAAAGTTTGTGCCAGCACGCCGAGTAACACCACCGTGGGTAAATGGATAGCAGTTCTCCATCGTCTTTGCTGAACGAACATAAGTCTGGAGGTCTGTACGCGCAAGCATGCGGTCAGACATTTCTCCACCCGTAAAGCTCGATTGTAATACCTTACTGATTGGCATGTTTGTTATCCTCGTTAGTATCGGGTAGCGATAAGATCTGGCATTGATTGATCAATTGGATCTTCAATGTCTTCAGCACCATCCATACCTTTTGCAAGCATTAACGATTCCTGATACAAATTATTCATTGCGTCAATCATTGTACGAGTACGTGGAAGCGTGTAAGCGAGTTCGCGAGCCATGCGAGCTACCATTAGGTCAACGAATAGTGAATCCCATTCAGCTGTATCTGATACGTCCTGGATGTACTTGATGTGACATTCATTTGCATTTGTGAGAATGTCTCGCCCTTCCCTGCGATAGTTCATATCACCAATCACTTTAAGTAACTTCAGTGAATCGGAAGGCATTGTGTATGCGTACCTGTATTCTTTGCTCATCGGTTCAGCGAGAGCTTTTCTTGCAAGTCCACCACTCTGATTTGTTGCATCCCAATCGGAACGCTTGATTGCAAAGTTCCAAGGATGAAGGCGAAGAACGGCACGTCGTTGAATGTCCCACAACGCATTGCACGCTTTTGCTTCTAAGGTCAATTCGTCGAAACTTGCTATTGTGTTTGCGCCAAGCTTAATCAAAGCTGCGTTGCAAATTCCTACTGGTCCACTTACTTGCGACATTTTTATTTTCTCCAAACAAAAAGGGGCGGGTGAAGTTCAAAGAACCCCACTCGCCCCGTATTTACTCAATTCGTATTGCTACGAATTAAACTTCTGTGATGGTGATCTCAACAATACCAGTTGTATCGATAGCCACAGAACCAGCACTCATCATGGTGTTAACCAGATAGTTTGCTTTCTGAGGGATACGATCAACAGTGGTTTTGATGTCATAACCAACAGCACAACCAACAGCACTCTTCTGGAATGCGTAGCATGAACGAACATCAGCACCCTGAGTGCCAACGTTAAGGTTCAGCTGGTTGGACATGATCCACTTGAAGCCCAGTGCTGTGTCAATTTCACCGCGAACCAGAGCCTTAACAGTCTGGTAGTCACCAGATGTCACTTCGGTTTCTTTCATCAGAGCTTCGAGACCCTGTGGTGAAATAACCAGGAAGCGATCCTCCATAGGAGCATCAGCTTCGTCCAGTACACGCTTTGCCTGAAGCAGCAACTCGTAAGTCAGACCAGCAGTAGCGTCAACTTCTGCAGCCGTTCCATGAGTAGCGTCCAGGGCAGCAATGATATTACCATCCAGTGCACGACCGATAGCAGCGGTAGAAGTCGTAACGAACTCACGACGGAAGTCGGCGTTTGTCTTAACTTCATCGAGCTGATCGATGTAGATTGGTGCGTAATAGTCAACCATTGTTGCAGTTGCAACAGCCTGGTCTGGGTTTAGAGCAGTCAGGTCAGCGTCGCGTGCAGATTTTTGGTTTGCAGCCACAGCGCCTACTTTGTGGAAGTTATGTGTGTTACCAGTAACGCCAGTTACCAAACGGCATGCTTCACGCAGCTTGGAACCACGTTGCTGGAAATCGTGATGTACTTCAGCATTCCATAGATCAATGAAACTGGAATCAATATTAGTAGCCATTTTTTACGTTCTCCAACGTTTGTAGTTTTTATTCACATCAATGTGAACATTGTTTTGTTTGTTTGGTTTGGTAATTGGCGCTTGTCCGTATCACCACATACGGGGCGTTGCGTTACACGCAAGGTCCATAAGGATTGTCTCAGCTTGTGTAATAGCAGGGGTATTTATAGAAAAGGAAGAAAAGGTAGCCCTGTTCTGATGAACAGGGCTTTCCCGTTGTGTTATCTGCCTCTGCGTTTTGCGTAAGCTGCAGAAACTTTTGCCTGGATTTCTTTGTTAGTCCAGTAATCTGGGCGAGACATCAGATCAGAAATCTCTGTATCCGTAAGCCCTGGATCGCCTCCACCAGCCTGAACATCACTGACATCGTCTTCACGAATTTGGGTTCCAATCCAAGATAGGATCTTCAGTACGTTTGGGTCATTGCCAACTTTGTTAACATCAAGGTTCAGGTCCTTACCGATCTGCTGGAATGCGTACTGTGCATTACTGAGGTTGTCTTCAAAGTTCTGACCCCAATAATCCTGCAGTTCTTTCTGTGCAGTTTCCTGCGTCATCCCAACTGCTTGGTTTATTGATGTTGCGTACTTGTCCATAATGAACTTGTACTGATCGACAGACAGTCCAGCTTCCAATGCTTCTGCTTTAAACGCATTCGTTGCTTCCTCATCAACTTGGAAACCTTCTGGGAACTCATACGCATACTCGTCCACAGTCTTTGGTGCTGATGGGCGTGTCGTGCGTAGTTTTGTTTCCAGTTCTTCGTAGCTTTTTGCCATTGTCTCGAAGTCAGGGTTACCTTCCTTCATGAACTTTTCTGGAACATACCCGTATTCGGAATTTGTGTCTTTTGTCAAAACTGAGGAGTCCAGCACTGAACTTGCAGAATATTCTGCTCCTTCAACGACGCTGTTCTCTACAGTTGTCTCCACATTACCTGTGGCGGCTGTAGTATCGGTCATTTGATTCTCCTTATGACGCTTCTAAATTGTTGGGATCTTGTTTCCCAGTTTCGATTCTGTTTAGGATAAACCCAAGGACGAATCTCCCTCCTTCATTAAAAGCCGTTTCGTGGCTGTCGCCACGAACATGACTTTGAATTTCATAGAAGCGGGCGCGAAGGTCATCAAGAACCTTTGCGCCTGAATCTGTATTGAAAAGGTAGGTATACAACTGTGGATCACAGTTATGGTAGTCGCGGTTGATAGGCATACTTTATCCTTCTGGAGTAGCAGCAGCCTGTTCCATCATGGCCATCTGCTGTTGTTGTTTTGCCCTATCGTCCCTGATAGATTGTACTTCACGTTTCTTTCTCATCAGCTCAGGCGGCACACCCAGTAAGTCAGCTCGACGTTGTGCTGCAGCGTCTGCATCGTACAAGTCAAGAACTTCAGGTCCGACAACTTGGGCTTGCTGACCAAGAGCCATTTCAAACTGAGTCAGGATTGTTACATCCTCCTGACGCTGTGCTCGTGCAAGTGGTGAGCTGTATTCTGGAACGAACTCCATTCCACCAATAGACTCAGGAGCCTCTCCAAGGTATCCATTACGTAATGCCAAACCGAACACACGTTCGAGTAGTGGCTGTAAGAACTCAGCCTGGAAACGTCCATACACAGGACCAAGCAACTGACGAACGATCTGCATACGAACATGAACTTCCGTTGCAGTCATCGTTGGTCCGTCTTGTGGTTGCAACTGATCACTCATCATTACTCGACGAATGTTTGTCTGGAGTCGTTGAACTTCAGCACCTGCGATCGAGAAATTACCTGGAGTCGTTAATGGCTTAACATTGTTTGGGTCTGCTGCGAATAAGAAACGACGAGGTCCAACCTTAATGTTGTTCGGATTGAGAACACCATCATCCTTTGCAACAAACATTCCAGCGATAGCCATATCAGCATGCGTCAGCATTAACTTGATAACCTGGTTCAAAGTCTTAACATCAGGCAGTGCATCATCGAATGGACCAACTGCATAATCACTTTCAGGTATCTTGTGCCAACGAGGAATGATTACTGGGAACTCCATGAACCCAGATTCTTCCATAACCATTTTTGTGTCCTTGTGAACCCACAGTGACTCGAATGGCATGCTCTTTGCATAACGACCTTTTGCTTGCTTTTTACCTTTCATGCGAGGACGGATAACGTGAATAACGGTATGCTTCTTCGTATCGTTGTAGTCAGCATTCTTCACATTATCAGGAACTTTGTCGCCAAACTTTTCCTTCATCTGTGATGCGGTCATTAGAACTCTACGATACACAGTATCGATTCGTCCTTTCTTTGTTGTTTCCTTAACAAACAAACTTTCCATTGGCCAGAATTCGAAACGAAGTCCTTCGTTCGGAATCAGCTCAACGAACAGTCCTGCCATACCAGCAATGATGATGTCAAGAAAATACTCGTAAGCCTCAGCGTCATAGTTTGCTGCATGAATCATTTTGTAGACTTTACGAGACGAGGATTGAAGCCACTCCTTGGCATCCTCCGGCACTTCCTCATGTGCCATCGTAGGAACAGCGAAATGGAACCACTGCATGTTTGGAGGTGTCAGTCCAGACAGAACAGAACTGGCAAGCAGACGACACGAGTCTTTACCAGTTGTGTCATACAACTTCGCTTTGTCGTCTTGTGCATTGAATGCAATCGATACACCATCTTTGTCCATACCCTGTAGACGCTGTCCACGTAGTGGGTATGAGAACTCGAACGCATCTTTACTCAGCGACTCATAAGGAGCTCGCTCAGAAACCATTCGTGTAAAACATTTTACTACTTCATTGCCGTCGGCCATGTTATCCTCCAACTGGTGTTAATTTGCGGAACGGTCCGAGACGACGATTCTTTGTTGGAACACCAACTTTTGTTTCTGCTTCCACTCTACGTTCGTTTGCTTGTTCGAGTAGAGTGGTTTCTTGTGGTTTGGTTGACTGTTGTCCTAACAACGTACCACCTGCTTGTTCGCGTGACGTTGTTGCTTTGGCTGTCTGTTGACTACCAAGGCGCTTACGATCGGCTTGTTCACCAAGCTTCATTAATTGACGATGGCGAGCTTGAACTTCTGCAATAGCTTTTGCTGATGCGTCTGCTTGCGCTGCTTGTGATTTCTTCTGCCAAGCTTCGAGACGCTTGTTGTATGATTTATTAGATTCAGCAGTAACCTTAACACGACGAGCTCTTGCTGTGGATGTTCCACGAGGTGGTTGGTTGCGGTTCCAATAAAAACCATCATCCTGGTTGGGGTACCATTTATTGTCAGAGCCCCACTGTCCTGTTTCATGTGAAGGGCCGCTGTCATCCCAATTCTGGAATAATGCATCGTCCCCACGACCAGCGAACAAAAAAGAACCTCCGCCCCTATAGCCGTTTCGTGGATCGCTTACAGTCACCCACTTACCATTATCATTATCGCTAAAGCCATACTTGTTATCAGGAACCCACTTCTGAACAACATAACCACCCTTGAACTGTGTTGGTTTCTGTCCAACATTGGCTTTGTACTTCGACTCGATGTCCGCTTGTGTTGTACTTTGAAGTAGTGTTCCGCCGTACTTCGCATCAGTGCGGAACTGATTTGAAGCAGCAGCCTGCTGTGATGTCTTTGCTCCACGAGCAAGTGCACGACGAAACTGCTCGGACTTCCAGCGTTCCGTAGCAGCTCGTGCTTGAGCGAGTTCCTTTTCAGCAGCTTTGAGATCCGCAGAGGCCATTTACTTAACCTCCAAGGTACTCGTTGCCACCCTCTTCGTCGTCCATGTTGCCGAGCATTGTCAACTTACGCTGACGATTACGACGCTCCTGCTCACGAAGAGCTTCCTGTTCTTTTCTACGCAGAAGGTTCTGTTCTTCCTTCATACGATTCATTTCACGTTCTGCTTCCAAACGCTTACGTTCAGCTTCTGCTGCATCCTGAGCTGCGCGTGCTGCTGCACCGCCGTCGCCTCCGCCTCCACACATGGGGGTATCCTCCAAAGTAATTAATCGATTAATGCAAATTGGTGACACAAATCACCAATCCAACGAGGTTATTTATTCAAATTCAATATAGTTTCTCACTAAAGTTACAAATGAACTTGGTGATTTCGATGTGAGTTCTCCCAATCTTTCCATTTTACGTACCATTCTGTTACGTTCTGCGTTTGCTTTATTCGGAGATGAGAACTTTTTCGTGTAGTGGATATTGTGGTTATCATCAAAGATCACCCCAACACAAGTGCGGACAACTTCCTTTTCAATCTCCATCTGACCGAGAATCTCTTTGATTTCACGTGTCAGATCTTCGATTCGCTCATTCCTGCTCTTGATTACAGTCTTGGCGTTAGCAAGCTTCTGCCCACCAAGAGACTTCATCTCCGCTTTCGTCGTGTTGTTCAGACCGCGCAGGCGTCCCCTTCGCCGCTTCAATACATTCAATTTTTCTTTTAAGTTGTCGTATGTCATTATTGATTTCTTCTATTCGATCCCACAAGTCATCCCACTGATGACAGAATTCATAAGCGTCAAGTGCAGGAGACGAGAACTTAGGTGGTGGGGTGTTCGAGCACATGTGTGATTATCACACCTGCGTTAACACCACATCGTTCATTGACTCACCGCCGATTGCGCGATCAATCTTTGATTGAAGGACGAGTTCCCAGGTGGAACGTTGCTGAAGGCGGCGTTGTGGTAGTGGAATCGAAGCAGAATACTCAGTTCCACCATCAACTTGTGTTGCAGTCAGTGTATCGTTTTCGAGTGTGAATGTAGCTGGCATGTGCGCTCCAGATCGCTGGTTAATACTTTTATTGTCGTGGGGGTATTTACTTGTTGGAAGAAAGCCGTAGCGATGCTATAATAAATACTTTAAACATAATAAGGAGTAAGACAAATGATAATCAATGACGACTGCTTGGCGGCACTGAAAGACATACCAGATAACAGCATTGATTGTGTTGTTACATCTCCGCCGTATAACCTGACCTCCCTTCGTGGGAAGATAAAACCTGGGCGAACTCACACAACACAGCGTATTGACATTGACTACGCAACATACGGCGACGACCTACCAGAAGAAGATTATCAACAGTGGCAGATACAACTGGTAAATGAACTCTACCGTGTAATCAAACCAACTGGGTCAATCTTTTACAATCACAAGATACGGAGGTGGAAAGGTGTTCTTTACCACCCTTGGGATTTCCTTTCACAAACTGACGCAAAGTTGTATCAGCAGATAACCTGGAATCGTAGCAACAGTAGCAATGTGCGGAAGGAGTATCTCTTACCAACAACAGAGCACATCTACTGGTTCCGTAAAGAGAAGCCAAAAGTGTTTAAGAGTGAAGTAGAGCATAAGACAGAAGTGTGGAACATTCGTCCAGAACGGGAACGAAACCATCCAGCACCGTATCCTGTGGAACTCGCAGAGAATTGTATCTTACTGACAACACAACCTGGCGACATTGTTCTTGACCCATTCTTTGGAAGCGGCACAACAGGCGTTGCGGCAAAGCGGTTGGGCAGAAGGTTTGTCGGTATTGAGTTGAGCAAAGAGTATTGCGAACTTGCGGAGAGGCGGTTAAATGAATGACATAACTGCTCAAACTTTTCCTCGCGAGTCGGAACGCTTTAACTTTGTTCTTGAAAGAGATGGAGTTGAAGGACTTATCGATTTCGCAAAGCAGTTAAAAACACAATACCGCCGTGCTTGTATCGCAAGAAAACACAACGGTTCCAAACAGTGGAGTCGTAATCACAGAGTGTTGATGGCGGGTTCGTATCTTGATGCCAAACGGTTATTGGAGGCGGTATGAGTGAAATAATCAATGACAACTGCCTGGCGGCACTCCCTACTCTGGCAGTAAATACAGGTGCGCAAATCCTTTGTTGAGAGGGACGTGCGTAATACAAGGGAACGAAGAACCCTGCATCGAAAGATGTGGGGTTTCTTTTTGCCTGAAGAAAGGAACACGAACAAGATTAACTGATTGAACTCCTACCAAAACAGAAACAATTCGTGCTTTCGGATGAAGTCGGGAAACATTGTGTGGATTTTGCGACACATATTAATACCTCTACGACATTTTGAATTTGGGCCCACACTAGTCAAAACAGCACAACAAACCGAAATCCCCCACAGGTTTCACCACAATTCCCCACCGCCAGCACGCTCAAACGTTCTCTCAAAAATTTTTTTGTTTCGCTCGCCGCCAAGATAATGGGGCACAATGCCCACACTGCCCCACAATGCCCACAATGCCCCACCGTACGAGGCGGTGGATAAGAATGATTCTTATTACCGTAACGTAAATGAGAATGATTCTTATTACCATTATGGAGCATTGTGCGGTTAGATGGTTGAACTGTCTGTGCGTTAAAAAATGGTGCGGAAAAACGGAATGGCGGAGAATTATATGAGGAACACAATGAGGTAAGGGTAACTATTATAAATAATTGTTGCCTGAATAACCAATCTATTATACGGTAACACCATCGCATAAGCGATTTAACTAACCTAATGGAGTAACTACCAATGACCAACGTAACCTCAAACACACTTAACCTCAACCAATTCTCATTCTCTGATTATGACGACAGTGGCCGCCATTACGCAGGAGTAACAATCGGAGAACAGCAAGGCGCACGCCGCTATTATGATGGAAACTACGAGTTCCTGATGGCTGAACCGAACATTACCGACCGCCCCTGGTACAATACACAAACTGAACAGCTGGTAAAATTCTACGAAGAACTGCTG